TGGGAAGCTCGCACAGGACAATGAGCCGGACTATTTTACCAGAGGGATCTATTTAGACAAGGCTTTTAAGATTCGTGGTGATTTTGCTCCGGAAAAGAAAGAGATTTTGGAGAAAAAGGTTACAGTTATCATAACACCAGAGCTTTTGAAGGGCATGGTGGAGACTGGGGCTATTTTACCAGCCGAAGTCGAAGAAATTAAGAAATTAGAGGAAAAGGAAAAAGATAATGGCAAAAGAACAAAATAATAAGTACGACACCACAAAAATAGAGCAGTATAAAGAGCAACTGCGTAAATTTAAGGATAATCCATCGAAGTTTGACAAGATTCTTCATGCTCTTTTTAGTGGGATAAGTGGTGATACAACCGAGCTTGCAGAAACACCTGAACCAGAAAATACCCTGCCTGAAACTGCTCCAGTTAGTATAGGTAAAAACTATAGCGTGAAAACTAGAAAACAAACTAGAGAAGAATACAAACAACGTAAAAGAAAAAACCTTTTACGCAAAAATATACAAACCTCAGTTAAGGATTACTTTAATGAGTGAAAAATGGATTCAGAAGGCGATAAGTAAGCCTGGAGCTCTGCATGAGGATCTTGGTGTCCCACAGGGCAAAAAGATCCCTAAAAAGAAGATTGCTGCTGCTGCGAAGAAGGGTGGGAAACTTGGGAAGCGAACTAGACTGGCTCAGACCCTTGCTAACCTCCGCAAGCATGCACGTAGGTCTATACAAGACCATTTTGGAGACTAAATATGTCTATTGAACTTTATCAGAAGCCCCCGATTTTTGGTAGGGGGGATTATTACTCACTTGACACGCTAAGTGGCACGATGGCTGCTGGTTTGGCTGCTGCTGCTCCTGTGTACTCAATTCGGTGGACTAGCCTGACTCACGAAGCCCTGATTCGCAGGATTTCAGTTGCTATGTCGAGTTTGGGTACTGCTTTTACAGCAGGAGTTGGCAAGTTTGAGGTTGTGGCTGCTAGAAGTTTCTCAGCATCAGATAGTGGTGGAAGTTCTATCCTTCCAGCTACGGATAAGCAAAAACTTCGGACAGCTTTCGCAACCACTCGTTTCGGAGACATGCGACAGTCCACGACAGCCACATTAACTGCTGGTACTCGTACACTTGATACGAACCCACTCAGGCAAGTGTTCTTTGCAATTGGAACAGCTACAAACACAGTTTATTTGCCTACTGTTATTGTATTTGGAGCCCTTGTTGATGCTGACCATCCATTGATTCTAGTTAAAGATGAAGGGTTTATCATTCGAGCAACTGTTCCAGCTACAGGTACATGGCAGTTTAATGTTGCCTTAGAGTGGATAGAACTTTCAATTAATTAACATGCGTACTTGGCAAGCGTTTATTTTAGCCCTAGTAGCAGTAACAGGAGGGCTTGTTTGGGCTTCTTTTTATCCCAATGCACCTTACACAATCTTTGCCCCGACTATACTTGGGTTATTTACAGGATATGGAACAAAACGATTACTTGAAAAACAGGAAAAGTTTCAGAATGGTCAAAAGGAATAACCTGTATCTATGTTGGGGAAAATAATGCACCTAACTCGTTCGTACAAATTTTTACCTACACCACTGACTGTCCCGATTGTTACGACTTACACGGACGGAGTAAATTTTATATCCGAAGTTGTATTGCCGTATCATTCCGAGTATGCATCTATAACTTTTTACGTGAAGGGAGATCATTCTTCATGTAACAAGGAAGTTACATTCAAGTTTAAGACGTATTCAAGTGCTTTAGATAAATGGGACACAGTTGAGTATCTTTCTTATAGCCTTCCTGCTGATGGAACTAATGAAGTTATCAAAACAGTCCCATTTACACCAGATATTGAACGGATCAAACTTTTTTCTGTGCAAAATCAGGAAACAGTTAGTGGCTATACTGTTCAAGTGAATGTAGCCATTTTCACTAAGGAATAATTGGAGGAATTAATGAATATTTTCAGGTTCTTAAAAAAGAAACAATCTCTTGCTACGGCATATATTATTCCTGCACTCAAGGGCGATAATATCAAGAAACTTTCAGTCTATGACATTGACCAGCAAGCATACCACGAAATTACGCTCGATGAATACTGCCAAAAGTTAAAGGTTTTAGGGTTGTCGGACGAAGAAATTGCTGGCAAGTTAAAAAAGATTCAAGAGGGTTAAAATGGAATCCGTTGCGGAAAAAATAAGTTACAAGACAGTTTATAGGATTCGACGTTGGGAATCTGAGGAAGACAGAAAAAATGCTGTTGTCTATTCTCTGGAAAAAGCCCATAGGCTTTTTGGCGTTGACCAGTTTACAGAGTTTGAAAAAAACTGCTTGTTGAATGAAGGCATGAATGAGCTTTTCACACTCATCTGTTCTTCATCTGGAACTAAGTATGACAATACCAATGCACAGGTTGGAACTGGAACGTCTGCTACTGCTGCTGACCCTACTGACTCTGCCCTGACTAATGGCGTATGGAAGGGCATGGATGGTGGGTATCCTACCTATGGAACTTCACAGAAGGCTACATGGAAAGGAACGTATGGTTCTGGTGATGCCAACCAAGCATGGAACGAATTTTCGGTGCGGAATGGTGCATCCGCAGACAAGATGCTTAATCGTAAAGTTTCTGCACAGGGAACTAAGGTAGTTGGTCAGACTTGGGAGCTGACTATTGAGATTACTTTGAGTTAATTATCATGTCAATAACAACTCTTGATGGCTATATTGCAGCAGTTAAGCAGCTACTTACCTGGATGAAAACAGGAACTCGAACGCTGGTCGCTGCTATGCCCTACACAGTATTTGATATTGCTGGAAATCCTGGGGCTGGAACGCTAGCTATCGGTAATACCGCCAACGGCATAGTTCCGGTGGATACTGATAATGGCTATCCCATTATAGAGAGCTTCGGTGGTTCTAATGGATATTTGTCCAGGGTTGACTTTTCAAGTTCAGTAGCGTGTAGGATAGCATTGTTTGATAGGGTCTTCGCTGCTGGTGCTTATGCGGTTGCTGCTGACGTTAGTCTTTCATCACAGCCAAGTTACTCAGGTCGTCTTCCCAATACGGATTATAAGGGACTTCAATTATGGATTGAGGGCGTTGTGGTTTCGGTGGGCGTTCCGAATGTTCAGATAGATTATCTAGACCAAGATGGAAACGCTGGTGATACTGGTGTTATTGCTACCATTAATAATCTTCCAGTTGGTCGAATGTTTCAAATGCCGTTAGCTTCTGGAGATAGTGGCATCCAAAAAATTACCAGAGTTAGGGTAACTGTATCTACTGGCTCAGGAACACTCAATGTCATGGTGTTACGTCCACTTTGGACTGGTCGTGTTGCCGTAGCCAACGCTGGAGACATTCACGATTTTCTGAAAACTGGGCTTATTCAAATTTATGATACAAGTGCATTATATGTTGCTCTCTATGCTGATTCTACGGCAGTTGGACTTCCCATGACAACGATGCAGGTGGCAGTAGGATAATATGGCTAATCTTTGGAGAAGGTGTCCAAGCAGAAGGTTATCCGCTGGAGACTTGATAAAACAAGGATTAGCTACGTCCTCATTCCTTATTGCTACAGCCTTTTTTGAGGGTGGGGCAACTCCTATTAACATTGTTGACTCTGGAGTTGGAGTAGATACTATTTCTGAATTAAAAAATAGGCTTAGTATTCTAGACATGGGATCCGGAAGCGACATCTTGTCTATGCTGTTCGTTGCTGTGGCGTTAGCCGATAGTGGAGTTGGGGCAGATATTATTGATGTTACTGGTGGGTCAATTCCAATCAATATTGACGATGGTGGTATAGGTGTAGATACTGCAAACCAAAAGAATTTTTTGTATGTTCTTGAAACAGGGGTTGGGAATGACAATGCTCCTTTAAAGGTAACAGTAGTAATTCCGGATACTGGGCAGGGTTTTGATGAAATCTTAACTAAGTTGTTTAAAATTCTTGGTGATTATGGCTATGGTGTTGACATTGTGATTACTAGTTCTCCAACAAAATTTATTCAAGATTTGGGAGTAGGTCAGGATAAGGTGATTATGGGTGAGACTGGTGGACGAAAGCCTGTCAGGATTCCTCCTAGAATATTAGTAATCACACCTTTCAGGAAATCATGACTTTACTCGAAAAGTTGCAGAATCCTGGGTGGTGGATAGAGAAATGCTTGAATGATCTCTATTTCATGTGTCGTTGTGTTCTTGCCACATTGGAAGACCCAACGCCAGGATATAAGGATCTTTATAAACCTACGCATGAACGGATTTGCAAGTTTGTCCAGACGTATGCTCAGCCTGGACACAAGGTAATTGTTCTTTGTCCTAGAGGCTGGATCAAGTCGTACATCATAACTGTCGGGTTTCTGACTCAGCGATTGCTCCAGAATTTAGTCAAAGGCAAGAGGGATCATTGGATTATTGACAACGCTACATTGTCAAATTCCATGCAGTTCTTGAAAAAGATCAAGTTCAATCTTCAGTATAACGATTTGCTTACAGGGTTGTTCAGGGAATATTTGCCAAAGAATCCGGAGACAGATGCAGATAGATGGACGCTAGAAGAGCTGGAACTTGCTGGTAATAGCATCGAAGTTGGATCAGTTGAAGGAAACCTAGTTTCCCGACACTATCGTGGCATGATCCATGACGACTTGGTTGATAAGGAAAATTCCAGGACTGTTGACCAAATAATCAAGGTCATTGACTGGTGGAAGTTGGCTCAGTCCTTGCTTGAAGCCGATGGGATGGAAATTATCATTGGAACTCGTTGGACGTTTAACGATTTGTATGGGCATCTTTTAACAAGTTTTTTGGGTAAAGAATTTACTGATAAAGAAGAAGAATATCGCAAGCAACCTGTGGTTGAGTTTCATAAAGATAGATACCACTATTTGCGATATTTGTGCTGGCAGGATCCGGTCAATGAGAAGGGCTCAACTTTCCCTACCTTGTTTCCTGAAGAGAGGTTGAAGCAACTCAAGGAAGAGCAGGGAGAGCATTTTCCAGGCCAGTATTTAAACGATCCATTCTTGGGATCTGATTCTCCTTTTCAGCGACATTGGTTCGTAACATGGAAGGAAGACCAACTACCAGCTCAGAGGGTTGGTATCCAGTTGATTGATCCAATTGGGAAAGACACAAAAATTTCCGATTATATGGGTAACGTGATCGTGGAAGCTGGATCAGATAGAAACATCTACGTTCGGTATGCACAGCGAGACAGGAAAACAGATTCCGATGCTGTTCGATGGATGATTCAAACAGCCTGTATTTATCAGCCGAGTATGATTTGCGTGGAAGAGTTCAAGTTCAACACTTTTCGAGAACTTGCTGAGTTCATCGTTCCGCAGATGATCCTAAATTGCGAAGTGCCAAAACCTCTTTTTGAATATGTAGAGCGTATTCCTTACCGGATGGTGGAATTACACCATCATAGCAGACCCAAGATGCTCAGAATGACAGCTCTGACTGGTTGGGTCAAGGAAGGCAAAGTTCTTTTTGCTCCTAGCGGTATGCAGGACTTGAACGAAGAAATGCTTCGATGTGGCAAGACTGAGCGAGATGATCTTCTCGATGCTCTTGCCTATATTTTAGATGTGGTCATTTTTCCAGCTCCGACAGATCCTCCGAAGTATTTGGTCTTGCCGGATGAGATGAAAATGACACCTGAAGAGAAAGAGAGAAAATTTTGGGAAAATCTTAGAGACTCTAATTATGCCGACGAAGGTAGGTATATTTCAGATGATGATTCTCTTTATTAAGGGGTAACATGCTTATTTTTGCAAGTTTAGTTGTTCTGGTTTTAGCTAGTTTTAATATTTATCAATATCAGCAAAACCATAAACTTATGCGTGAATTACTGGCTTTAAATTATGGCATGAATCCCTATTGCAAAAAAACTGCCAAAGAACCTGTCAAAACGCATGAAGTTGGTATTCCGGAAGGTACACCTGAATTGGAAGAGGAAAAACAGGAGAAGGAAGAGATTCCCACTAAGGTTGACAAAAGTCTCTTTCTGGATGATTGGCGAGATGAGGAAGAGGTGTCAGGGGAAGAACAATGAAGTTAAAATTAAGGGATATTGAAGCAAAGATAGCCAAAAAAGATTGGGATGGGACTCTAACCGAAGAGGAAGAGGACTATCTTACTAAAAAGACAGAGCTTTACTGTACAGAGCATCCTGATGTAACGCATCGTTTTGGTAGATGGAAAAAGATCCTGGCCTGGATTAGTGGCTATCAATATGTTGATTATCATAAAAAGACTAAAGAATTATTGCCTGTCAAGTTGAAACGAGAACGCAAGATAGTTTTCAACAGGCTCAAGCCCTATATGCGAACTGTTTTATCTAAATTGACCGGAGTCCCTTCTTATATGGAAGTTATTCCCAAAACTGATGAAAATTCAGACATAGATGCTGCGGAAATTGGCGATATGGCTGTGGATTCATTGGCTGACAAAATCGGATATGACCAGATTAGAAAACATTTTTTCTGCTGGCTGATTGCCCTGAATAGAGCTTGTGTGCGAGTGTACTGGAACAAGCAAGATAATGGTTTGGTTGGGTATAACACTGAACCAGAAAAAGACCAGGAAACTGGTGTTGAGTTACCTCCAACTAATGAGCCTATCTATGAAGAGGGTGATGTAACAATGGAAGTTGTGAGCCCTTTTAATATTCGCCATGATCCACTTTCATCGGATCCTAAAAAATGGAGATGGTTTATTTACCTGGATAAAGCGGATGCTGAAGCATTGGAAGATGAGTACGACTTAGAAGATGGGATCCTGAAAGACAAGGATGAAACTCAGGAGATTGAGCCTACTTTTGTGAGCCAGGATGGAGACATAGATTTTAGTCCTTTTGGAATTTCAGAGGATGAGAAGGTAACTGGTCGCACAGTTACCTACAAGGAGTTCTGGACTCCAAAAATGTATGCGATCATGGCTGGTGGAAAGGTTTTAGAAAAGGGTATTAACCCATATGGGGTTATTCCTTTCTTTGTCCATGAAGAGCGATTGATTCCTATTGACAATTATTCAAAATCCTTGATTTTCAACGATAGCATTATTAAGGACTTAATTCCAGTTCAGAGAGAATACAACAGGTGGATGAGCCTTATTAGCTTGGCATTGGAACGAGCTTCTAAGATCAAGGTTATGACACCTTATGATTCCCTGATTAACCGGAAACAAGTTAGTTCTGAAGATGGTGGAATCACAATTGTGGACTACAACCCGAAGATGGGTGTTCCTCCGCACCAGTTGAAACTCGATCCTCTTCCTGCTTTTGCTATGCAGTATAAGCAAGAACTTGAGAGAGAAATGGAAAGCGGTGGAAACGTTCACGAAGCTAGTTTTGGAAGACTTCCAGAACGTGCTTCTCATGCTTCTGGTACTCTGGTTAATTTGCTGGTTGAACAGGATGATGTGGTTTTGGATCCTCTGGTTCGAGATGTGGATAGGGTGTTTAGTCAAGCCTGGAGTTTGATCCTGAAAATAGTCCAGGACAATTACATTCGTAAGCGACTTTTGAAGATCGTGGGTGAGGACAATATTGGTGGAGTCCTGGCATTTGAAGGAGCTGACCTCAAGGGAAACACCGATGTTATGGTTACTCCGCAAATTGGCTTGCCTAAGAGTCGTCCTCTCCGGATCGAGTACATTATGAAGATGCGAGAAGCAGGACTTATCACAGACGACAAGACAGCCCTGGAATTGATGGAGTTTGGTCAGGCTAAGAGGATCTTTAAAGATCAACTGTTGCATGAACGCAAAGCGTTGCGTGAAAACATGATGATCTCTAAGACACCTAATATCACTCCAGAGATAGTTCAATCATTTTTATATGAGTTTGATGATGATGCAGCTCACATGAAGGTGCATCTGAGAGATAGATTATCGGCAAAGTATGAGTTTTATTCGCCTGAACAAAAACAGGCTTTAGATTTGATGATCCAGTTGCATAATCAACGGATCCAACAGGCTATGATGGCTCAGTTGCAAGCACAACAGCAAGTGAACCCTAGTCCTGCACCGACAGGACAGGAATTAACTCCCGAAGAAGCAGCACAAACCCCACCTCCTGAAATGATGGGATAAGTGGAGTAGCTGTTGAAGGGAACATTCTAAGAGGTTTTTATAATGCCTAAAACAATGGCAGATGATCCTGCTGAACAGGACATGACTGAACTTCTTGATTCGGATGATCTCGAAGGTTCTGATGAACTTGAAGCGTCTGAAACAGACGAAGAACAAGAAAAGGAACCTGAAGAAGAGGAAATCGAAGGACAGGAAGAACTACAAGCGGAAGAGGAAGAAGAAACTGCCCCGAAGAAAACAAAAGAGACACAAGAGCAAGCTGTCTCAAAAGTAGAGCGACAGTTGCCGGAGGAAGTGAAACAAATTCTTGCTCAAATGGGTAAAGATGAAGCTCTCCAAGTGCTTAGATCGAAAGGACTTGAGGCCAAGTTAGCTGACTTCACACCTCAAGAACTTCACAATTTTGCACAGAAGGGGGTTCGTTTTTATCAGCACATGGAGGAACTTTCTCAGAGAGAAAGTACTCTATCTGGACGAGAACAGGCTCTTGAACGAGCAGCAGGGCAATTGCAGGAGTTACAGGCTCAGCTTGATCGGAAGGTGAAAGAAGTCTCCACTCAGCGAGAGAAGGCGATGCCGAAAGAGTTTGAGATTACTGACGAAGACACTCCCGATTTGATTGCTCTGAAACAGGCTGCGAAGAAACAATGGGAACGTGAGCAGCACACGCTAGACAGGGTAGAAGCATTAGAGGGTAACTTCAGTCAGCAACGATCTGAAGCCCAGGATATTGCTTGG